CGCAAGATCGAGGTGGGGGACCGAGTTCGGTATCTCGGACGTGAATACGAGGTCGTCGCCGGACCGCGCACCGCGTCGTGTGGTTCTGAACAAGTCTCGCTGTGGAGCGACAATATTGGCTTCACTTGGTCCTACCTTTCTAATTTGGAGCGTGTGCCGTAAAGGGAATCATTTGGCTCTTCATCAAGCTGTCGAGTATGCCCGACTAAACCCCGTAACAACTCTTCCACGTCATGCGGCTGTTCTCACGAATGGCCGCTTTTCTTTTGTCGGCTTCAATAGCCACAAAACGCACCCCCTTCAAGCTCGCTTTGGTCGTAACGAAAAGGCCGTCTGCCTTCATGCCGAAGTTGATGCCATCGTCAAAGCCACTCGTGCTGGTCACACTGATCTATCATCATTCTCGATGTACGTAGCACGAGTGCTCAAGGACGGGAGTCCTGCTTTGTCTAAGCCCTGTAAGGGTTGTCAAAACGCCCTTATATCCTTCAACGTCAAACATGTGGATTGGACTAAATAATGTTCACAGTCTATGGTGTAACAGGTTGTTGCGGTGCTTGTACCGTATATCTAGCGGGAAGGCGATCTGCTGATAATCTAGACTTGCGTGCTGTCAATGATCGAATTCGATTAGAACGGTACGGTGTGGCCTTTATCCATATTCTTACCGTCCAGAGAAAAGCCTTTGATCGGCAACTTCAAGCCGATGGGTGGGTCTATGTCAATCGGTGTAAAAATCCGAAAACTAGTCACATCATTCACACCTATACAAAGGTTTTCAATGAAGGAGCAGTTCGTGAGCAACAACGCGCTTTTTAGTCCGTATCTTTCATACGGCATCATTACATACAGAAAAGTCAACGGTAGAAGTGCCAGATTCTATTACGTCGTAAAGGACAAGAAAATCCTGTATGACACTGCGATTTACATCGATGCAACAGGTGATCTGTTCATATCGGGACACTACGATGTTGTGTTTAAACTCGGTCAATACGTTACTGGCTCCAAGGTCGCGGAAATCCCCGAAGCCGGCGTGCATGAAATCCAAGGTGCATTCACCGCCGTTACAAAAGACGGGGAATTCTATCGCCGAGTGAACAGAACTGGACGCCTTGAGGTGTTTAGCTTTGAACACCTTGTGTGGCGTCGATGTGACTACACTGTGTGGTACGAGGAAGCCCACAGGTATTACCTCCCGGATCACGTTTGGTCTCCCGATCATCTGGCCTTTTTCCACAAGGACGAACCCATTCCCGAGAGGGCTCTGACCCTTCAAGAACAGGGCCTTGTTTTGTCGGACTTCCCGTATTGTTGCGGAGCCAAAATTCTGTACAATTTCGGTACGATGAAGAGCAAAGAGTCGTACATCAAGACTTTCAATAAGTTCTTGCCCAAGAGTACCGGTATCATTCTTGCGATTCTGAACCCCCTTCAAAAGTCCGAATGGGAACACGTCTTGCTCGATGCAGGTTTTGTGTTGCTGTCCGAGCACACCAACTTTGTTCACCGCCACCCGAATTATCTTTATGGGTGGAAGTGTCAAGACCATCAACAGGAAATCAAGGAAAAGGCACGGTCGTTTTGATTCGTCACATTTTTGTCTACGGAACGCTTCGTTTGGGTCACGGAGCAAATGCCGCTATGCGGGGCGCACAACACAAATGCGTGGCAACCCTAAGCGGTGCAAGGCTTTACCATCTCGGTGGTTTCCCCGGCCTACGTTTTTCCGACGACTCTTCCGACGTTGTTGTCGGCGACCTTTATGAGGTTTTGGACGACTCGATTTACCGACGACTCGATCAATACGAGGGGTATCGTGAGTCTCAACCTGAAACGTCGCTGTATCTCCGACAGGTGACTACAGTTACGACACCGGAACAGGAGCAAGTCCAAGCCTATGTCTACGTCTACAACCATGACGGCGGGCGACTCATCCCGAGCGGAGACTGGAATGACCAAAAAGTATAAGGTCTTTATTCAAGGCCCCGGCTGGGGTCCGTATGCCCGTATGTTTCACCTTCGAGGTAATTATGAGCGGGCAGAAAGCATCCACCAAGCCGACATCGTTGTCTTTACCGGTGGTCCCGACGTAGACCCAAAGTATTACGACGAAGATAAGCTGCCTCAAACGTCGTTCAATATCAGCCGCGACGACGACGACATCGCTGCGTACGGTGAGGCTTTTGGCAAGTTCAAAGTCGGTATCTGTCGTGGTGCACAGCTTCTCAATGTGATGAACGGAGGCTCGATGTGGCAACACGTCGTAGGCCACACTACGCCGCACATGATGCATGACCTGACCAATAAAAATAAGGTCTGGGTGTCGTCCACGCACCACCAAGCGATGATCCCTCATAAGGATCGTGCGGAGATTATCGGCGTCTCGTTTGTGGCATCCGAGAAACACAAACAAGGTGAGTCGTACTATCGACCTGACACGAAGTCTCAAATGGTCGTGGATATCAGTCCGTCCGCCATGGACTACGAAGTTTTGTATTACCCCGAAGATATGGCTCTGTGCTATCAACCGCACCCCGAGCTTCCCAACTTCGGGCACTGTAAGAACCACTTCTTTGCGACGCTAAGTCGTCTTCTTGTCCGGGAGAACATCTGAATGTGTGGCCTAGTAGGCGTTGCAGGGAGTATTGACACCAAAACTGTAAGTGCTTTCAACGATCTGTTGGTGATCAACAGTATTCGTGGGATGCACAGTACTGGTGTTGCTTCGGTTCGACGCGGTGATCCCGGTGAAGCCGATGTTCTTAAGTCGGTCGGACCTCCGTCATTCCTTCAAGAGATGAAGTCATACGAGAAAGTCGTTACAACTGGTCGTATGGTTCTTCTTGGACATGGTCGTCATGCCACTGTTGGCAATATCAACCATGCCAATGCTCACCCTTTCCAGTTTAACACCATTGTTGGTGCTCACAACGGAACGATTCCGTGGAATGCTAAGCGCGCTCTTCCTGACCATGACAATTTTGGAACGGACAGTGAGGCGCTGTATAATAGCATCAACAACAATGGTATTGTGAACACCATTGGTATGCTGGACGACGGTGCGTGGGCTCTGACTTATTACGACAAGGTTAATCACACCATGAACCTGCTTCGTAATGACAAGCGCCCGCTCGCATATGCCTTTTCGGAGGATCGCAAGACTCTTTGGTGGGCGTCCGAAGGTGATATGCTGTCTTTCGTTCTTGGTCGTCACAACATCAAGATTCACGAAGACGAGTTCTGGGAAATGCCTACGGACGAATTGCGAACGTGGGACGTACCGGATTATAACCAACCGTTCGGTGACTTCCATTATACCGAAGTCAAGAAAAAGGAGGTTGTAAAGCATGAACCTCGGTTTTTTCCCAACTCGCGGGGCTATGGCCACAACAGCTACGGCTACTATGACCCCGACGACTGGACCGATACCCCGTGGGCTGACAAAAAAGCAGATAAAAGCTCTGCGGAAACAGAGAAAAGCAGCCATTCGTTTGCAGAACCAGTTGGCGAAGACAACCAGGTAACTGGTAAACATGCGACTCTTCGGATCGCACCCGGTGTGGCGATTACTCGCACCCAATACGAAACGCGCACTCATTGCGTCTGTGCGTCCTGCGATAAGATTATCGACTGGGATGCGGTTATCAGCAGACATGAGAAAGTCTCGTTCATCGACCATAACTCATTTATGTGTGAAGAATGCGTAGACGACCCCTTCATTCGTAATTGGACTAAAGGACAAAGGTATCACTGATGAAGCTTCTTTTTGGCGCTGACCCCGAACTGTTTGTGTTCAACCCAAACAGCCAACAGTTTGTCTCCGGACACAATATGGTTTCCGGTACCAAGGCTAATCCGTTCCCCGTCAATGACGGCGCGATTCAGGTGGATGGTCTTGCTCTGGAATTTAACATCACACCCTGTGAGGACGAAGAACAATGGGTGCAGCGAATCAACTCGGTCAAGGGCCAACTGGCATCCCGAGTGCCGGGCTATCTTCTGCGGGCTGTCCCCGTTGCGGATTTTACGCCCGACACGCTGGCCGCTCAACCCCCCGAAGCACTCGAACTGGGGTGTGAGCCCGATTACAATGCGTGGATGGACGGTGCAGCGAACCCACGACCGGACGGTGATCAGCTTTTCCGTACGGGTTCCGGGCATGTCCATATTGGTTGGACCAGTGATGCGGACGTTCGTTCCAAAAACCATCTGGCTGACTGTATGGATGTGGTACGTCAATTGGATTACTATCTGGGTGTCAACAGTCTTCTCTGGGACCCTGACAACCGTCGTCGTTCAATGTACGGTAAGGCTGGCGCGTTCCGACCGAAGCCGTATGGCGTCGAATATCGAGTACTGTCCAATTCGTGGCTTACTAGTGACGAACTGACCCGTTGGGTCTTCCGTGCCGCCAAGCAAGCCATGACTGACATGGTAAATGGCAACCGCATGGAACGCAAGTACGGCGACCTTGCCCGTGAAATCATCGACAACAACGTCACGGATTGGCGTACTAAGTACCCCAACCTGACGATTCCCATGGAGTTTGCAGCCTAATGGTAGCAGCTTACGACAGTCTGGAGCACGCACGCCAACAGTTGGCCGGCACTGTCAATCTGTTCGACGGTCAGCCGATTTACATCGAAGACATCACCCAAATGGGCAATACGTTTTATGCCCATATTACGGCTCTTCCCCGGATGCGTGATCCGATGACCATTCAGTTGTTTGACGAACGACTGGACACCCGGAGTATCTCCCAAATGCTCGGGTATGTGAATGTCAACAACAATGCGGTTTTTGTCAGTCGCCGACCTGCACGGCAAACCAAGCAAGGTCTGTCGAGTGGTAATGTTTCCACAGCTAGACGCGGGCACGTTAACCTTATAACATTCAACACTTTGATCGCTTCGGCTGGATTTGTCGATTCTATCAACAACGTCTATCCGTCTTTTGACGATTGTTGTAAAGTGTTGTCCGACAATGAGACCATTCAATCCATGGCATTTAGTCGAACCATGGCACTCCGTCGTGAAGATTTGGGCTTCTATGTCCTTATGTATCGCGGCGACGACGTGGCTTTCGGCGACGAAAAAGGTTTAAAGCTTCCGTCAAAGTTTGAATATCTTAAACCAGCTCTTGACAAGGTAGGTATCCAGTATGCTTAAGACCAATTATTACAATTATCTTTTCACCGATTATATTGGAGTTAGTGCCTCCAAGGGTGAAATTGGTATCGAAGTTGAGGTCGAGGGTCGCGGACTTCCGAACGCAGTAACCGGATGGAACGTCGTCCCGGACGGCTCACTTCGAGGTGAGTCCGCTGAATATGTTCTACGTCAACCTGTCCCCCGTGACAAGTACGAAGACACCCTCAACAATCTGCGGGACGCTCTGTCCAGCGCGACGATCAACAACTCGTATCGAACTTCGGTTCACGTGCATATCAACGCCAAAGACATGTACGTTCGTCACATCTACAATCAGATGCTGATTTACCTTCTGTTCGAGAATGCCCTCAGCCCCATCTATGGCAAGGAGCGTGTCGGTAATCTGTTCTGTCTCCGTATGCGTGACGCTCAGCAATACCTCGACACCTTCCGTTGGGTGGTCGCAAATGACCGTCTCAACGAGATGAACAACCGTGAGATGCGGTATCTAGGTCTCAACCCGGTGTCCCTGTTTGCTCACGGGTCTCTCGAATACCGTCATATGCGTGGCACGACGGACACCGACGAGATTAAGGCGTGGGTGTCCATGCTCCTACGTATGAAAGACACGGCACGTCAGTTCGACTACCCGTCGACACTTATGGACTATGTCCGGAAGGTTGGTCCCGATTTCGCACGTGACATTTTTTCCGGTGACGAGATTGGTCGCTTTGACCCCGATTGGTTGAAGACTTTTGACGAAGGTGTCGAAATGGCCAATCACATTGCGTATGCCTGTAAGTGGGAAGACGCTGAGTCGTTCAAGGAGCGGATGAATAACAACAAGGGTAAGAAGAGTAAGGTCGATCCGTACGTTAGGTATATGACTAATGCTAACGTTTTGGACGCTTGGCGACCTGAACCTGCTCTGGCTCTTCGCCCGAACCCGGACGACATTGACGACGGCATCTTTGACGACGAGGAAAACTGATCATGACTCTTCATATTTTTGCATATAACCAAGCATCCAACGGTGCACGGAATCTGGCTCAGGCCCTTGGTATTCGTCGCATCAAAGCTGAGAACAGCCAGTATCGCGGTTCGCCTGACAAGACAGTCATCAACTGGGGGGCCAGTCAGTTGCCCCCCAACGTTGCAGCGTCGAATGTTCTCAATCGACCTGCCTTTGTTGCATTGAATAGCAACAAGCTTCGGTTCTTTCAGTGTATGTCTAACTTCGACGACGTACCGCTTCCTGAGTGGACAGACAGCTACCATACTGCTATGGATTGGCTGTATGGTGGTTCCGATGTGTGTGCCCGTTACAACCTGTCTGGTCACAGCGGTGAAGGACTGACAATTTTTACTGCCGATCAATATCGGGCAGCACCGTACAATGTGCTTGACGCGCCTCGCGCTCCGTTGTATACTAAGTATATCAAGAAAAAGGCGGAGTATCGTGTTCACTTTGCGATGGGCCAGACCATCGACATTCAGCGTAAGATTCGTGATCCGGGCCGTGATGTTGTTGACTGGCGTATTCGCAACCACGCAAACGGTTTCATCTTTGCACGTAACGGTGTTGAAGAGGCGATGCCCCAATCTATCATCACGGCGGCAGAAGCAGTTATCCGTGCAACCAATCTCGACTTTGGGGCTATCGACCTGATTTACAACAGTCAGTCCGGTTCGTACGTCCTTGAGATTAACACGGCACCGGGCCTCGAAGGTCAGACTGTGACCAGTTATGCCGAAGCATTTAGGCAATTTGCATGACGGAGTTAGAAAGGATTAGCCGTCTTTTATGCACAGCGGACGGTAAAAACCCTGATGAGTCATGGACCGAGTTTGACCGAAACAATGCGGCTTCCGTAACTACATTTGGTGAATACGACGGGTGGGAGGACGATGTATTTCCCACTCATTTTCGATGGGAGGAGTATACCCACATGGCTCAGGTAATCCTGGACGACAATTAATGTCACCTTGTTATATTTGCGGTGGTCCAATTGACGAGTTACGACTAGACCCTCGTGACATGAAAACACGACCATGTTCAACGTGTGAAAATGTCATCCACGAAATGGCTTTTGGCCGTGACGACGAAATTTTTGACGAAGACGACGAAGAATTTCTTCACACAAGTTTGGAGGATTATCTTGGCTAAAAAGTACGGCGGTAGGATCGAACGTTGGTGGAAACAAGAGCTTAATGATGCTCTGAAAAAGAAAACCATTGATATGTACGGTCCCAATCTTGGGTTTATGATCCACGGATACATTGGTAAAGACCACAAAAGTCGTGGTTTTGATAATGGCCCTATTCGCACCAGTCTTGTAGTGAAGTTTAGCGATAAACAGATCGAAACTCTCAATACAATCTATGATCTAGGGGAACCTCTCAAATATGGTTAAACTCAAATGGATTACTCCGGACGCAGACAACATGGTGGCCTATATGGCCCGTGTGTCCAACCCGGACAATCAAGATAACAAAGAGACGGCTCCGCGTCTTATTAGGTATCTCATCAACCACGGGCATTGGTCGCCCTTTGAAATGGTGAATGCTTGTGTCGAAATCACGACTACACGAGATATCAGTAGGCAAATTCTACGTCATCGAAGTTTCAGCTTCCAAGAGTTTTCTGGTCGGTACGCCGAGTACAGCGGACTTGAGACGTCTCGCGAATGCCGGCTTCAAGATACGAAAAATCGTCAATCATCTCTACCTTGCGAGGATGAAGAGCTTGTAAGTTTGTGGAAGGAAACCTGTGAAAGCCTCGGATCGTGGGCTCTTAACCAGTATGAGTGGGCGATTCAAGCTGGTATCGCCAAAGAAGTAGCTCGTGCTATTCTCCCTGAAGGCCTTACACCCACTACGATGTACATGAATGGTTCTCTCCGTTCGTGGATTCATTATTGGGAGGCTCGTTGTGACGAAGCAACTCAGAAGGAGCATCGTTTGATCGCAGAGGCAACGCGAGAGCTGATCCTCAAAGAAGTTCCAATGATCGGTGAGGCACTTAAATGACAAAAACATGGGTCATCAGTGACACACACTTTGGCCACGTAGGAGTTACAAAATTTCTACGCGAAGACGGTTCTAAGCTCCGCCCGTTTGAATCCGTTGAAGAGATGGACGAAGTGATGGTTGAAAACTGGAACAACGTCGTAGGCGACAAAGATCGCGTCTATCATCTAGGTGATGTTGTAATTAATCGTCGCGCTCTCCAGATTCTTAGTCGTCTTAAAGGTCGTAAAGTGTTGATTAAAGGTAATCATGACATCTTCCGTCTAGAAGACTACCTACCCTATTTTGATGATATCAGGGCATACGTTGTGAAACAGGTAAACGGTAAACGTGTTATCATGTCTCATATTCCTATTCATGAACAAAGTCTTGGAAGATCCGATTATAATCTTCATGGGCATTTACATGCAAATGAAGTGATGTACTATGTCGATGATTTCTCATTATACAAAGATCGTCCCGATACACGGTATATTAACGTCTGTGTTGAACACACAAATTACACACCCATCGAACTTCATAAGGTGATTCCAACTGAGTAAACTAGTAAAGCATATTGCGTGCCCTAAGTGTGGTTCGTCGGACGGAAACGCTTTGTACGACGACGGCCATACTTATTGTTTTGTTTGTAATACTGTAGAAAACGGTTCCGTGCCCCAAGAAAAAGAAGAACGTAAAGTCCGACCTCTTGCGACAGATTTTGTCGAACTCTCTGAACGTGCTATTAACAAGGCCACAGCAGAGAAGTATCAAATTCAACGCCTTGCAGACGGTGGTCATGTCTACCCATACTTTGATGCTGACGGCCACCACGTTGCAAACAAGATTCGCCTAGGAGGCCCTAAAGCCTTCATTTGGGAGGGTCCGGCTAATAAAGCCACCCTATTTGGTCAGCATCTCTTCCCCCCTGGTTCTGCTAAGTACATTACGCTTGTCGAAGGTGAACTCGACGCGGCTGCTGCCTATGAAATGACAGGTAGTCGGTGGCCCGTGGTGTCCGTCCACAGCGCAGGTCAAGCACGCCGAAACGTCGCAGACAACTTCGAGTACCTGAATAGTTTTGACACCATTGTGATCTGCTTTGATGCAGATACTGCAAAAGTCAATCCTACTACAGGTGAAACGACGTATCCGGGTCAAGACGCAGCTCGAACTGTGGCCGGTATGTTTGACATTGGCAAAGTCAAAATTGTGTCTCTCAAAGACCATAAAGACGCCAATGAATACCACATGGCCGGCAAAGCCAAAGAGTTTCAACAAGAGTGGTGGAATGCCCCTACGTATACACCTACCGGCATTAAACTCGGTAAGGATATGTGGGATGAAATCAGCACCCCTCGTAACTACGAAACTTGTCTTTATCCGTGGGCAAGTCTAAACGCTAAAACGTACGGCATCCGTCTGTCCGAGTTGGTAATTCTTACTGCGGATACAGGTATTGGTAAGACATCAATCCTTAAGGAGATTGAATACTTTGTTCTTCAAAACACAGAACGAGGTGTCGGCTTTCTCCATTTGGAAGAACCCAACTCCGATACCGCCTTGGGTCTTATGTCTATTGCTGCTGATAAGCCTTTGCATCTGCCGGATGTACGGGAACACGTAAGCAAAGATGAGCTTCGACAGTACTACGACAATATCGTCAACACCGAACGAGTCGTTATCTGGGATCACTTTGGGTCGAACGACATCCAAGAAGTGCTCCAAAAAATCCGACACATGCACAACCTCGGGTGTAAGTACATTGTACTTGACCACCTAAGTATTGTTGTATCGGACCAGTCCGGTGACGAACGAAAACAACTTGACGAGATTAGTACTAAGCTCAAAACCCTCTGTATGGAGCTAAATATTGCAGTTATTGCAGTTATCCATCAAAACCGTCAAGGAATGATTCGTGGTACAGCAGGCGTTGAGCAGCTTGCTAACATCGTAATCAAAGCTTATCGTGACAAAACAGAAGCCGATGAGTGGCGTCGTAATGTCACTAAGCTAGTCGTCGAAAAAAACAGGTTCAGCGGTATGACCGGACCCGCCTGTTACCTTTATTATGAACCCCACACTGGTCGTCTAAAGGAATTGACAGATGAAGAAGTACGCGCCTTTGAAGCGGGCCAAACCTTGGCAGGCGAAGAAGCCCCTTGGTGAGCCCCTAGTTAAGAGCGACGGAGACAAGTATCAATGGTACGAAGAAGGGTGGACGGCTGCCAAAAAGGGTGGCCGTCGCCATGACAATCCGTACCTACACAACTCTGAGGCATACGAATGGTGGCGTGTGGGCTTCCTTGACATGTTTTGGGGAACCGAGTTTGGTGAAAATTTGTATCAGGTAGACGATCCACGTGAGTTCCATTCTAACCCCGACTAAAAAACACTGGATTATTGACATCGAAACGGACGACCTCAAGGCAACCCGTATTTGGTGTATTGTCGTTGAGAATGCCGTTACCGATGAAGAAATCGTATTTACACCTGACACTATCAATCGCTTTCCTGATTGGTACGCTGCTCATCGTGATGATTACCTTGTAGGTCACAATGCTTGTAGCTTTGATGTACCTACGCTCAATCGTCTTCTTAACCTTAGTATCCCCCTTGATCGTGTTGTCGATACTCTGGTCTTGTCTTATCTATACGATCCAAGGATGGTGGGAGGACACAGCCTAGAAGCTTGGGGTGAACGCTTTAAATACCCCAAGATCGACTTCCACGACTTCGCAGCTTTCAGCGATGAAATGCTCACGTACTGTAAGCAAGACGTAAAGCTCACTAAACGCCTTTATGCTCGTCTTACTGAACGTATGCGTAAGCGGGGTTTCTCTGAAAAGTCGGCTGAAATTGAACATAAGATCAGAGTTGTAGTCAACAAACAACAAACCAATGGGTTCTTCTTTGATACCGGATCAGCTAAGCTATTGCGTTCAGAACTTGATGCAAAGCGAAGCAGCCTTGAAATACCTATTAGAGAACTTTTCCCTCCAACTCTTGATGTCGTCGGAACGTACAAATACCGACTTACAAAAAGTGGAACGCCTCATGCAGTCTATCTCAAACACCTTGACAAATTTCCAAAGATTGAACACAACGTAGAAGACGGTACGTACGACGTATACGACTGGGTCGAATTTAATATTGGAAGCCCAGTTCAACGTGTTCGAAAACTTTTAAGCCTTGGTTGGGTACCTCAAAAGTTTACCGACAAAGGTAACCCGCAGGTGGACGAAGAAAGCCTTCTTGACTTCTACAACAAGTCCGGCCAAGACGAAATTAAAGCCATTGCGGACTGGCTTGTCTTGAATGGTCGTATTAGTATGATCGACACTTGGCTCGGTTGTGTCCAAGACGATCAACGAATCCATGGTCGTGTTTTCACCTGTGGGGCCGGCCCCCGCCGTATGACTCATAACACCCCAAACACGGCAAACATTCCCAAAGCATCAAAAAAGGTTCCCTATGGCTACGAATGTCGGTCTCTTTGGACTGTCCCGTCAGGGAGACGTCTGGTTGGTTACGACGCCAAGTCTCTTGAAATGCGGATGTTCGCTCATTACTTGGGTGACGAAGAAACAGCCAAATTCTACATTTACGGCGACCCGCACCAAGTCAATGCTGATCTCCTTGGCATCGAACGGGACCCAGTCAAGAACGTCTTCTACGCTTTCCTTTATGGTGCCGCTGATCCGAAACTCGGTTGGACTGGAAATACAAGTCTGGTATCCAAGCGAGAACAAAAAGCCTTCGGCAAACAAATCAGGCAACAGCTTGTCAGTAAGACTCCCGGCCTAGACCGTCTTGTAAAAATGGTTCAGGCAGAAGGTGTCTTCATTCAATGTATCGACGGAGGTTATGTAAGGTGCGAACCTGAACACGCCCGAATTAATTACAAACTGCAAAGTGCTGGCGCCATTGTCATGAAACTAGCCAGTATCTTTATCGACCAACGAATCCAAGAAAGAGGCTTTGATGCCCTAAAGGTAGGTGATATTCATGACGAAGGACAACTTGACGTGGCTGAGCGAGACGCCGACGAAGTCGGAAAGCTTTGTGTCCAGGCCATACGGGACGCCGGAGAAGAGCTCAACTTCACAGTCCCACTCGACGGAGACTACAAAGTCGGCAAATCGTGGGCAGAGACGCACTAAGTTTAATGTTGACAGCATTAAATAAGTATAGTATAATACTACAATGATGTCTCATGGAGTGTTATATGCATATCAATTTTCATACAGGATTATCAACTGAATTACTAGCAGCATCATACTTTTCAGATAAAGGTTTTGCTATTTTTTGGCCTATGGCAACACAAAGTCGATGTGATTTTGTTATCGAAAAAGATGGGTACTTTCAGAAAGTACAGGTTAAGAAAGCGACTTGGGGTAAAGTAGGGAATAACTCTTACCTTCAGTGCCGTCTTAAGAATAAGAACAAATATTCTAAATGGTACGAAGAGGGGGACTACGACCTAATTGTTTTTATCTCAGATGAAAAGGAAATTTGGATTGCTCAATTTGAAGAAGTCAACAATCTTGTATCCGTCTGCCTTAAAGGGACAAAAGAAGGATACAAACCCCGATCTAAATTATACGACCCAGAAACGTGGAAAGTTAATTAAACGTGCACTTCAAAGTGACATTGACGGAGATAAACTATAATGGAACTTTTTATTGCAGCCTTTTTGTGGGGTTCGTAGTTGCTTTTCTAGTGGATTCCTTCCTGCGCATCTAAAGATATTTTAGCACGGATTTTCAAAATGTCAAGTGAATTTGAAGACAAACTTACAATTCGTAATGGATTTCCAATTGGTAATCGACCAGATCGAAATTCAGCAACCCCGGACCTAGACAATGATATTCAGTTCTGGCGAGAAGTAGGACACGATTACGCCGGCGGGCTTAGTGTTGCCTTCGATGTCTTTTACGATGCCGGTTTAAACTCTGGCAAACATCCCCGAGTAGCATGTCAAAATGCTCTTGATTTTGTCGGTATCCAATACCGCGAAGACGTATTTATTTATGAATAAGTTTGAATACGACGTTCTTCGAATTCTAAATGGTGAAGACGTCCCAGGGTGGTCGTGGGGCGCGGCCATGGCTGCTTGTTGTGAGTGGTTGAAAGCAAATGGCTACGCTCAAAACATGTATGAAATAACAGACAAAGGACGTCAATTTTTGCTTGACAACCCGGTGTTTTCGGGTTAAACTATAAGAACGTTGGGAAAACAACGCACTTAGTAACTCAAGGAGTATAGTACAGTATGCCTATGATTCGTGGCCCGGTTGCTTGGGCAAAGCTCGGTAAACCTCAACCCGGTTATAACAAGAACGAACTTGAATGGTCGTTTGAACTGGGACTTGACAAGAAGACCGCAGCTAAATTTCGTGAGCTCGGTGTTGGTGAATACATCAAGCCTGCGGTAAATCCCAAGTCCGGTAAGGAACACGTTCTTGGTACCGACTATGTCAAGTTTAGTCGTAAAGCCAAGAAGGCAGACGGCACAGATGCGCAACCTATTCGCATTGTTGATGCCAAGGGTGAGGACTGGCCGACCGGTAAACGTATCGGTAATGGTTCCATCCTAAACGTTAAGTTCGCACTTAACGAAAAGAAGTCGGGCGGCCTAAAGCCCGGTGTGCTGGCCGTACAGGTCTGGGAACTAGTCGAATTCGAAGGTGAAGACGACTTCCCTGTCCGCGAAGACGGCAGCGAGGATTGGTCCGACGAAGACTAATCATTAAGGGCGTGTCATGGTATCGGTGACACTTGTAAGCGCAGCGGATGGGTGGGGCGGCTTACATTACTTTCCAAGGAAACACAGTGAAACGATTTAAAGTAAAATTCATTCAATACGTCGAAGGCGAAGAAACCGCCGAAGCCATTGTTGAAGCAGAAACACAGGAAGAAGCCCTTAAAAAGGTTGAAGCCCGTGACTTTACTATGTACGTCGTAGTGAAGCAAAACTGCGAACGTTCAATTTTTGATGAATACATTCTGGGGTGCGATGAAATCAATTGATGATCTGGTTCAAGACATTTATGCTCTTTTTGAACAGCCACATGAATGTAATGAAGACAATGTTCGCCAATTTGCAGAAAGCCTTGCTAACGTGGTGCGTAGTCGTCTGGCTGAGGATCGAGACAATCAAGCTCCAACTCTCCGAGTTTCTAACATCGGGAAACCGGATCGACAACAATGGTACGACCACAACGGCGGTGAGCGTGAAAAGCTTCCACCGTGGGCTCGAATCAAGTTCCTCTATGGCGACATCATCGAAGCAACCATGCTCTTCCTCGCCAAAGAAGCGGGGCATCAAGTCGACAGCGAGCAAGTTGAAGTCGAAATCAACGGCGTAATTGGACACAACGACGCAGTTATTGATGGACACGTAGTAGACGTTAAATCAGCAAGTACGTACGCATTTCAAAAGTTCAAAAACGGAACACTAAGCGAGGACGACCCATTTGGTTATATGGATCAGCTTGCTGGTTATAGTCTTGGCCTTGGCGGTCTTCCCGGAGCTTTTCTGGCGGTAGACAAAACCCTTGGTCATGTAGCCCTTATGAAGGTACCACTTGATGAGCTACAAGCTCTCAACATTCCCGATAGGATCGAACATATCCGTGCAGTTATCAACAGTCCTGAGCCGCCAGAGCGGTGTTACGAAACTGTGCCGGATGGCAAGTCTGGTAATGAAAAGCTTGCCGTGGGTTGCAATTATTGCAGCCATAAGTTTACTTGCTGGGCTGACGCTAATGATGGTCTTGGACTACGTACCTTCATTTATGCAGACGGGCCACGGCACTTGACAAATGTAGTCAAGGAACCTCAAGTTATGGAAGTGACCTTTTAATGGATAATATTGTAGACCTCTCCGCACGGCGCGAAGAAAAAACACCCGCTTATTACAACTATAAGGTTGTCATTAAGATTGACGGCGGTGACACAGCAACTCTGACCGACTACGGTTACCTTGTCCCATATGGACCTATCCTTGGTATTTGCCGGGGTCCGGAAGGCAAGGGTGAATTTAGTACCCTAATTAACCTAGCTGACCTACTCTATGTTCAAGCAGAGGGTAAAGTCGAAACGGTTAACTAATGCGCTCAGGTTTTGAGCGTACCGTCGCAGCCTGGCTAAAGCGAAAAAAGGTTAAGTTCGAATACGAGACAATGAAAATCCCGTATACGATTAATCATACCTACAACCCCGATTTTATTCTGTCTAATGGAGTAATCATCGAGGTTAAAGGTCGCTTTATGCCGGGCGACATCCCAAAAATGCGAGCAGTTAAGGCTCAACACCCTGAGCTTGACATTCGATTTGTCTTTATGGACGCACATAAGCGTATTTCAGGGCAAAAACAAACTCACGCACAATGGGCAGAGCGACACGGTTTTCCGTGGGCAGACAAAGAAATCCCAGAAGAATGGTTAAAGTAAGTGGGTAAAACACATTTGGTCATCCCGGATAGCCACGCACACCCGGATTTCAACAATGAACGGTACACTTGGCTCGGAAAGCTGATCCACGACACTAAGCCCGATGTTGTTGTTGATATCGGCGATTGGTTCGACATGCCCAGTCTCTGTTCTTATGATCGTGGCACAAAGTCTTTTGAAGGTCGCTCATATAAGCGAGATATCGAAGCCGGTGTCGACGCTCAAGATCGAATGTTCCACGAAGTCCGAAAACACAAAAAGAAGCTCCCGCGTTTCGTTCGGACATTGGGAAATCACGAAAACCGGGTCAACAGAGCAGTTGAGCTTGATCGTGTATTGGAAGGGACTATCAGTACTAAAGATTTTCAGTCCAACGAATACGGATTTGAAGAATATCCCTTCCTTGAGCCGGTCGACATTGACGGAGTAGACTATGCTCATTACTTTGTTACTGGTGTTAGTGGGCGTCCTATTGGTGGCGAACATCCTGCATACAGTCTTCTCACCAAACGATTCCGTAGCTCAACCTGTGGTCACGTTCATACTTTTGATTACTGCATTCGCGCTAGCGGTGAACGTAAACTCCATGGCTGTGTGGTAGGTGTATACCAAGACTATCACGCAGATTACGCTGGACCGGCCAACAAAATCTGGAATCCCGGTGTTGTTTTTTGCCATGACGTCGAGAATGGCCAATACGACATCGAGCATGTAAGTCTTAAGAGAATCAAAGAAGCATATGCTGACAAATGAAGACAGGGAGATGATCAAAGATATCTATGACATTTACGACCTAGTGGAAATCCTTGATGTTTCAATCGAGGAATTCATTGATGCCTTTGACTATAAAATCTCCGAAAATGAAACAATCCGAGAACGAATCAGCACTTGACGTTCAAGTTGGTGGCGGACACTACAAACAGTTCGCCATTCAACCCATTGAGTTTATCACAAAAAATCAAATCCCGTTTATCGAAGGCAACATCATTAAGTATGCATCACGCCATCGAGAGAAGAACGGTATTGAAGATCTACGAAAAATCATCCACTATACAAAACTTCTAATGGAACTGGAATATGGGGAAAGGTCTTAGTAGGTACGACAATAAAGAAAAACGAAAGGTCCGTCGGCGTAACCACATTGCGCGGGACCTTTTGTCGTCCAAACAGTACCGAGAAAAGTCAATTAAGCGTATCAGACAAGAGGATGAAGATGAACGACGCTATCGACGCTACGGTGAATGGTCCGGCTCTGTGGTCGGAGATTCTGAATAAAATCCCACGAAGTGCACTTTCCTTTGTAAGTTTCACTACTCCTTCTCGTCTACCGACTCCAATTATCGCTGGGGGCGCCGTTCGAGACTATCTTTGGGGCAAAGAGCCGAAAGATATTGATGTGTTTGTAAACTGGAGTCAACACGGTCTTGAAAAAGCTTTTGGTCAAGACCTCTATACGGATGACTTTAACCCACAGTATGTAAATGACCCAGATTTAGGTTTTGACGAGCTGGGTTGGATTGACTATGTAGGTTCGGTTGAATACAAGGGTTTCAACGTTCAGTTTGTTTTTGTCAAAAATCCGATTAAACATGTAAAGACCTTTGATCTATCATCATCGTACGCTATTTACGACGGTAAGTCGATTAAGACTTTTGCCCCGTTTGATTGGACAACTGAACATAAAAAACTTTTCTGTGTGAAGCCCGGTTTGAAAACCCTTTACCGGACTAACCGACTTCTTGAAAAATACCCGGAGCTAGAACTCGTTTGAACGAATATCAAAAATTTATCCATACTAGTCGTTATGCCCGTTGGCTCGAAGACAAAAACCGCCGAGAGACATGGACTGAAACTGTAACTCGATACGTTGATAACATTGTAGCCGGCAAGGTGTCAGCAGAAGATTACACTGATATCCACAACGCTATTCACCGTCTTGAAGTCATGCCGTCCATGCGTGCTCTAATGACTGCTGGGCCGGCTCTTGATCGAGACAACGTCGCTGGGTATAATTGTAGTTATCTCCCTATTGACAGTATCGAAGCCTTCGACGAAGCCATGTACATTCTTATGTGTGGCACCGGTGTTGGCTTTAGTGTAGAAGAACAATATGTCAGCCAACTCCCAGTTATTTCTCCAAATCACGAAAATGTTGATAAAGTTATCAACGTCGAAGATTCAAAAGGCGGATGGGCAAGCGCGCTCCGTGATCTCATCTCTTGCCTCTATCAAGGGTTGATCCCGTCTATTGACACAAGCCGAGTTCGACCTGCTGGAGCCCGACTTAAAACATTTGGAGGACGAGCTAGCGGTCCTGAGCCGCTCATTACACTCTTCGACTTCACTATTGATGTCTTTAAGAGAGCAGCTGGACGTCGACTGACCTCTCTTGAGTGTCATGACATCATGTGCAAGATCGGTGAAGTCGTTGTTGTTGGCGGTGTCCGTCGATCTGCAATGATTAGTCTGTCCGATCTACGGGACACAAGGATGCGAGATGCAAAACATGGAAACTGGTGGGAACAAAATGCCCAGCGAGCTCTGTCTAATAACAGTGCTGTGTACACCGAACGACCCGATGTTGGACCATTTCTCCAAGAATGGACCTCTCTATATGAGTCCCGCAGCGGAGAACGCGGTATATTCAATCGCTCGGCAAGCCAGCGTCAAGCCGGACGTAATGGACGCAGAGATTCGTCTTGGGATTTCGGAACTAACCCGTGTAGTGAAATCATCCTACGACCGTACCAATTTTGCAATCTTACAGAGGTCGTGGTACGATCAGGCGACAGTCGAGATACGCTACGTCGAAAAGTCCGAATCGCTACGATTTTGGGTACACTCCAGTCCCTTCTCACCGATTTCCAGTACCTACGACCCACTTGGCGGAAAAACACAGAAGAGGAGCGACTACTAGGTGTCAGTCTCACAGGTCTTCTCGACCATCCAACGTTGGCTAAAGACAAAGCCCTCCAAGAAGAACTACGATCATATGCCGTCGAAGTTAACGCTGAGTATGCTACCAAGCTGGGTATTAATCCTTCTGCTGCTATCACCTGTGTTAAGCCTAGCGGCACTGTTAGCCAGCTTGTGGACGCTGCAAGTGGTATCCATCCTCGTTGGTCTCAGTTCTATCTAAGGGCCGTACGCGGAGATAACAAAGACCCACTAACCCAATTTATGATTGACAGTGGATTCCCATATGAACCTGACTTCTACAAACCTGATTCTACTACTGTCTTCTACTTCCCTCAAAAGGCCCCAGATGGCGCACTGGTTCGACGTGATTTGTCGGCCATCGAACACCTTGAAATCTGGAAGACCGTACAAGAGGCTTGGTGTGAGCATAAGCCGTCCATCACGGTCAATGTGAAAGAGTCGGAGTGGGTCGATGTAGCCGCTTGGGT